TATACGATATTTAAACAGCTTATAGATGTAACATTGCATCTTCCTCCGTATATACCTCCTCAAACAACGGCGCACACAATTTTATATAGTCGATTCCCCGATTTATTAACGATTAACCAAATCGTGCCAATTACCAAGCATTATGAGGTTTGCGAGCAAATATATGATGATTTAGAGCACCGCATTAATACCGCGGTAAACCCGTTTTATAATGACCGAGCTACGTTAGTATTTAATGCAATAGAACGTAACGGAATAAAAATAAATAAGAATGAATTTGAAAAACACTTTCACGAAATTGAAGACGAATTTGTTTACACACAATATAACTTCAAAACACTTACTACCAGACCCTCAAACAAGTTTAATGGCGTTAACTACGCTGCTCTTCCAAAAGATAATGGGTGTAGGGAAAGTTTTATACCACGTAATGATATCTTTTTTGAATTTGATATTTCTGCTTATCACCCTACCCTTAGTGCTAGGCTTGTGGATTATGATTTTGGTAAAGGAGATATACATGAAAATTTTGCTAAGATGTATAATGTGGATTATGCGAAGGCCAAGGAATTAACATTTAAACAATTATACGGAGGAGTTTTTGATAATTATAAAGACTTACCGTTTTTTAAGGCTACATCTGAGTATATACGTACGAACTGGGAAAAATATCAAACCGAAGGAAAACTTATATGCCCTATCTCTAATTACGAATTTAAAAGCGATGAGTTAGAAAATATGAATCCACAAAAATTATTCAATTACGTTTTACAAAATATGGAAACAAGCGTGAATATTGAAATATTATATCGTATATTGAACTTGTTAAAAGGAAAAAATACTAAGTTAGTCCTCTATACTTATGATTCATTCCTTTTTGATGTAGATAACAGCGAAATAGAGATTCTAGAGCAAATAAAAGAGGTTTTTAATAAATTAAAGTTACAAATAAAAAGTAAACATGGATTCAACTACAATTTTAAATAATCCTACTAATATTTATGGGGTAGAATATGACTACGAAAACCCTATAAATACATTAGATTTGAATAATAAGTTATTTTGCACCTTTACTACATTAGATAAATTAGATAGTTTAGTAGAGAATTTGCAATCCAAATATACTATAATGTATAATAAGATGTTCGTATTGTATGTTAAAAGTAATGATGAGTATGTTGTTACTTATAATGTAGATCAAGGTAATGTATCTACTATTCCAGATAATACAATTTTAGTACATCGTAAAAAAGATTCAAATACTCTATACACCATAAATGCCCTTAATGAATTAATTAAGCGTTTAAATGGAGGTGTAGTAGACCCTCGCTTTAGAATTGACTGGCAACATTATAAGAATACAATTCTATTGACACAACAAAACGAATTAAAAGAATTAAAGACAAAGATTCACACAATCATTGAACTTTAACTTGGCTATCGCCAAACCTTTTCGTATATTCCCACCCAATTAAAATTAGTTATATATTATGGATTTAGACGTAATCAAGCAGCGTTTAGAGGCCCTGCAAAAACCTGCCTCTAACAATTCAAACAATGGAAAGTCATTGTTTTGGAAACCTTCAATTGGTAAACAAACGGTTCGTATTATGCCGTCAAAGTTTAACAAAACAACTCCTTTTAGTGAGCTATATTTCCATTATGGAATAGGCAAACCAGTAATGATTTCACCTACAAATTTTGGTGAGAAAGATCCATTGGTTGAGTTCGCTAAAAAACTTCGCCAAACTGATCAGCCTGAAAACTGGAAGTTAGCTAAGAAACTTGAGCCAAAAGTTCGTTATTTTGCCCCTGTAATCGTCCGAGGTATGGAAGATGAAGGTGTTAAAATTTGGCAGTTTGGTAAGGAATTGTATTCAACATTCTTACAATTAGCTATGGATGATGAAGTTGGTGATTATACTGACATTAATCAAGGTCGTGATATCAAGTTGAATACTGAAGGACCTGAAATGACAGGAACTAAGTACAATCGTACTACAGCATCACCTTCAATGAAGAGTGCTCCTGCTGGAGAAGCTAATCAAATTGAGTTATGGTTAGAGAATCAAGTTGATCCTCAAGGTGTATTTAAGAAAATTCCTTATGAGGAAATGAAAGAAGCTCTTGAATCATGGTTAACACCTGAAGATGCAGCTCAAGAAGGTGATATCATTGATGATGAAAAGGAAACTGATATACCAAAAACTAATTATTCAGTTAATACTTCATCACAAACTGTAAAGCAAAATAAACTTGATAAATTTGATAGTTTATTTGACGAAAGTAGTGATAAAGCTGATGATCTGCCTTTCTGATTATGGCAAGAAAAGCAAGCAAGTCCTTAACCGCAGCTGTATCAGCTGAGATTAAGTCAAATTTTGATCTTGGGAATTTTAAAAATAAAAAAGGTCTAACAGGTTCTATAAAGTTTAAAGAACAACAGTGGATCCCCTTATCACCAGCTTTCCAATCAGTAACATCTGTACCTGGTCTTCCAATGGGTCATATTTGTTTACTTAGAGGTCATTCTGATACAGGCAAGACTACTGCACTTATTGAAGCTGCAGTAGCTTGCCAAAAATCAGGAGTACTACCAGTGTTTATTGTTACTGAAATGAAATGGAACTGGGAACATGCAACTCAAATGGGTCTTGAAATTGAAGAAGTTTGGGATGAAGAAACTGGTGAATTAATAGATTATAAAGGATTCTTTATTTATGCTGATCGTGAAACTATTCATACTATTGAAGATGTAGCAGCATTTGTCCTTGATTTGCTTGATGAGCAAAAGAAAGGTAATCTACCTTATGATTTATGTTTCTTCTGGGATTCAATTGGTTCAGTACCTTGTGAAATGTCTGTTAAATCTAACAAGAACAATAATGAGTGGAATGCAGGTGCTATGTCAACCCAATTTGGTAATAGTGTTAATCAATTGATTACATTATCTCGTAAAGAGTCTTCAAAATACACTAATACATTAGTTTGTGTAAATAAAGTGTGGACTGCTAAGCCTGAAAATCCAATGGGTAAACCTAAATTAATGAATAAAGGTGGGTTTGCTATGTGGTTTGATGCTACATTTGTAGTTACATTTGGTAATATTGCTAATGCTGGAACATCTAAGATTAAAGCAATCAAAGATAGTAAACAGGTTGAATTTGCTAAGCGTACTAATCTTCAAATTGATAAAAACCATATTAATGGTATTACAACTAGAGGTAGAATTATTATGACACCTCATGGTTTTATTGAAGATACTGATAAAGATCTGAAAAAATATAAAGACGATCATACTAAAGAATGGAGTAAAATCTTGGGTGGCGGTGATTTTAAAGTTATCGAAGAACAAGATTCTGTAGAAACTACTTCAACGTACGAACAAGAACCAGAATAAAATGGCAGATAATAATTTATTAGAGCTCCTCAACAATATGGATGAGGTTAATGACGCACCATCCTCTAAAAATGACAGAATACTGATCATCGACGGTCTAAATCTATTTTTCAGAAACTTCGCTATGCTTAATATTGTGAATGAGCATGGAGTTCATATAGGTGGATTAGGTGGGTTTCTTCGTTCGTTGGGGACTCTAATAAATGCTATTGATCCTACATCAATGTATATAATTTTTGATGGGGAAAATTCTTCAATGAATCGAAAAAATATTTTATCAGAATACAAATCAGGTAGACATATTTCTCGAATCACTAACTGGGAAATATTTGAAGATGTTGGGGATGAGCATGATGCTAAAGTAGACCAAATTGTAAGATTAATCGATTATCTTAAGTGTCTCCCTGTAAAAACCATAGCGCTCGATAAGGTAGAGGCCGATGATATTATCGCGCATTTAGCCCAAACTATCACCAATAATAATGACAACTCTCGTGCATTTATTGTTTCAAGTGATAAAGATTTTATCCAATTAGTAAGTGATAAAATTTGTGTATATCGCCCTATTGAAAAGGACTATTACAACCGAGATACTATTGTAGATAAATTTGGAGTTTTACCTGAAAATTTTATTTTATATAAAGTATTAATGGGAGATGCTTCAGATAAAGTACCAGGAGTTAAAGGTTTAGGAGTTAAAAAATTACATAAATTATTCCCTGAATTAAATGAACGAGTACTTACATTAGATGATATAATTAACCTCTCGGCTGAAAAACATAAAGAACATATTATATATTCTCGTGTAGTATTTGATGAAGCTAATTTAAGAAAAAATTATAAAATCATGGATTTACATAATCCTATGATGGATGATTTAGAGAAAAAATACATAGAAGATCAGATAAAAGAAGAACCACCCGTGCTTAATGCGGTTCCTTTTCTTAAATTTTATCAAGAAGATGGGCTACGCCATTTGATTAAAAACGTAGAATTTTGGATTAATAATCAGTTTCGAATATTAAATAGTTTTGTAGATGACTCTAAGTGAATTAAATAAATACGGCTCCGCATTTCAAGTAAAAGTTATCCATTCATTACTAGAACGTAAAGAATTTTTAACTAATATTTATGATATTTTAGATTCATCTTATTTTGATAATCAAGCACATAAATGGATTATTGATAATATTCTTAAATACTACCACGAATATCATACTACACCAACTCCAGAAGTATTAAAATCTGAATACGAAAAAGTAACTAATGATGTTTTAAAAGTTTCTATTAGAGAACAACTCCGTGATGCTTATAAAATTGTAGCTACAGATGCTGAGTATATTGAATCTGAATTTGCTGCTTTTTGTAAGAATCAGCAATTAAAAAAAGCCCTATTAAATAGTGTAGATTTATTAAAAGCTGAAGACTATGATTCTATTAGAGGTTTAATTGATAATGCACTTAAAGCAGGTAATGATAAAAATATTGGCCATGAGTACCTTAAAGACATTGAAACACGTTATCGTGAAGAACAACGAATTACTGTCCCAACACCTTGGGATGAATTTAATAAAATTCTCCAAGGAGGTCTCGGAAATGGAGATTTTGGTCTTATATTTGGTGGTCCAGGAGGTGGTAAATCTTGGAGTTTAGTAGCTTTAGCAGGACATGCTGTTAAATTAGGGTATAATGTAGTTTATTATACTTTAGAATTAGGAGAGGATTATGTAGGAAGACGCTTTGATGCTTATTTTACTGAACTCCCAGCAAATGAAGTTATGTTTCATAAAGAACAAATTGAAGAGGTTATGACTAAATTACCTGGAAGACTTATAATTAAAGAATTTTCACCAGGTAAAGCAGGAGTTTCGACGGTAGAATCTCATATTCAAAAATGTACTGATCTAGGAACAAAACCAGATATGATTGTTATTGATTATGTTGACCTTCTTCGCTCAAATAAAACAACTAGGGAACGAAAAGATGAAATTGATGATATTTATACAAGTACTAAAGGATTAGCCCGCGAGCTAGATATCCCGATTTGGTCTGCATCTCAAGTTAACCGACAAGGCGCTCAAGATGATATTATTGAGGGACATAAAGCAGCGGGCTCTTATGACAAAATGATGATTACGGATTTTTGTGCTTCTATTAGTCGTAAAGCTAAAGATAAACAAACAGGGGTTGGAAGATTCCATATTATGAAAAATAGATACGGTATGGATGGACTTACGTTTGGAGCTTTTATTGATATTGCAATAGGTAAATTTAAAATGGTTAGTGATGAAGAATTTCAAGCTTTATCATCCCAAGAAGAATCATCTGAAAACAATGTTATACAAGCCAATTTTAGTATAGCAGAACATAATCAGTTACAAATGAATAAATCACTTTTACAAGATATTTAATTTAATTTACTTAAAACATAATGGCAAAAAAAGATCTATTGCAGGAACGTATTGTTTATAAACCATTTGAATACCAAGAAGCTGCTGATTATTGGTTAAAACAACAACAAGCCCATTGGCTACATACAGAAGTTCCTATGATGTCTGATTTAACAGACTGGAACCAAAATTTAAATGAAACTGAAAAAAATATTATTGGTTCTATTTTAAAAGGATTTGCCCAAACAGAAACAGTAGTAAATGACTATTGGTCAGGATTAGTAACTAAATGGTTTAGAAAACCAGAAGTTATAATGATGGCTACAACATTTGGTGCTTTTGAAACTATCCATGCTGAAGCTTATTCATTATTAAATGAAACTCTTGGGCTTGAAAATTTTGATGAATTTATGGAGGATGATGCTACAATGGCTAAAATTGAAGCTCTTACTTCTGTTAGAGATAGTTTTAATGGTGAAAAAGATTTACATGAAATAGCTAAATCATTAGCAGTATTTTCAGCATTTACTGAAGGAGTTAATTTATTTAGTTCATTTGCTATTCTTTTATCATTTAAGATGAGAAATAAACTAAAAGGAGTAGGTCAAATCGTAGAATGGAGTATTAGAGATGAGTCTCTTCACTCAGAAGCAGGATGTTGGTTGTTTAGAACTTTGATTGAAGAGAACCCTAAGTTAAAAACCCCAGAATTAGAAGCTGCAATTAATGAAGCTGCATTATTATCACTTAAACTTGAAATTGATTTTATCAAAAAATGTTATGAGTTAGGAGATTTAGAAGGTTGTTCTCAATATGATTTAGAAAATTTTATTAAAAATAGAATTAATACTAAACTAGGAGATTTAGGCTACAAGGGTATTATTGGTGATATTGATCTTACAGCTGTAGAAAGAATGAAATGGTTTGACGCTTTATCAGCAGGAAAACAACATACAGATTTCTTTGCAAATAGAGTAACAAATTATAGTAAAGGTAATATGAATTGGGACGAATCAATTTTTTAAAATGGGTAATAACTTAATAGCAGATTATACAACTTGGGAACGTGGTAAAGATTTCCCTGAATTCTTTGATGAAGTAGCTTTATCTACTATATCAAAAGGATATTTAATGCCAGGAGAAACTCCAAAAAAGGCATATCGTAGAGTAGCACATGCTGTAGCTTCACGATTAAATCGTCCTGATTTAGAAAGTAAATTTTATAAATATATTTGGAATGGATGGATTGGACTTGCTAGCCCTGTTTTATCTAATACTGGTACAGACAGGGGTCTTCCTATTAGTTGTTTTGGGATTGATACTCCTGATTCAGTTAGAGGTATTGGTCTCACAAATGCTGAGCTTATGCGTCTTACCTCTTATGGAGGAGGCGTTGGTATTTCATTGTCAAGGATTAGAGGAAGAGGAGCAGGTATTACAGGAAATGGAAAATCAGAAGGTGTAGTACCTTGGGCTAAAATTTATGACTCAACTATTATTGCTACTAATCAAGGTAGTGTAAGACGTGGAGCAGCTTCAGTAAACTTAGATATTAATCACCCAGACATTAAAGAATTTTTACAAATTCGTCGTCCTAAAGGTGATCCTAATAGACAGTGTTTAAATTTACACCAAGCTGTAATGGTTGATGACGCTTTTATGAAGCGCCTACAGGATAGAGATAGTGAAGCTATGTCTTTATGGCTTGAAATACTTAAGTCACGTGTAGAAACTGGGGAACCTTATATCATGTTTAGTGATAATGTTAATAAGGATAACCCTTTAGCATATAGAATGAATAACTTAGATGTTAGTATGACTAATATTTGTTCTGAGATTACACTTCATACAGATGAAGAACATTCATTTATTTGTTGCTTATCTTCATTAAATTTAGCTAAATATGATGAATGGAAAGACACAGATGTTGTTGAAATTGCTACTTACTTTTTAGATGGTATAATGGAAGAGTTTATCCAAAAAACTAATGGTAAAGATTCAATGGTTCGCTCTCATAGACATGCCAAAAAAGGTAGAGCACTAGGTCTAGGTGTAATGGGATGGCATACTTTCTTACAACAAAAGGACTTACCATTTAATTCTATAGCTTCTACAGCATGGACTCATACTATTTTTAGTGATATTAGAACTAAAGCAGAAGCTGCCTCTCGTCAATTAGCAGTTGAATATGGAGAACCACTTTGGTGTAGAGGAACTGGTATGAGAAATACTCATGTTTTAGCTATTGCACCTACTGTATCTAACTCTAGAATTAATACCTGTTCAGCAGGAATTGAACCACACCCAGCAAATGTGTATGTGTTTAATGGAGCAAAAGGAACGTTTATAGTTCGTAATCCTGAATTAGAGCGCCTTTTAGAGTCTAAAGGTAAAAATCAAAATAAGCATTGGGAAAAAATATTAGCAGACAATGGGTCAGTTCAAAATTTACCATCAGATATTTTAACTGAAGATGAAAAAGAAATATTTTTAACTTTTCCTGAAATAAACCAACTTGCTTTAGTTCAACAAGCAGCCATCCGCCAGAGATATATTGATCAAACACAATCTTTAAATGTAGCTTTTGACCCTAAAGATTCACCTAGATGGATAAATCAAGTACATATGGAAGCTTGGAAATTAGGAATTAAAACACTTTACTATTTAAGAACTGATTCAGTAATTAAAGGTGATTTAGGTTCTAGAACTAGTGAAGATTGTTTAAGTTGTGATGGGTAATATGTTTTTAAATATGTATAATTAAAATAAAAATATCATGGCACGTAAGAAAAAAGTAGTTGAAAAAAAAATTAGCGTAATGAAAAAAGTTTATAACAAAGTTAAAGACTGGATTATTGCTAACGGAATAGAAGGAATAGCTGGAGCTATTATTGGAGGAACCTTATGGGTTTTTGGTTTTAAAGTTTATGCTGGATTCGCATTAGGAGTATTTGCTACACGTAATTGGGATATTGTAAAATCATGGTTACTTAAATTATTAAAAAAATAAACTTATTATTTTTTACTGTAAATTAAGGGCGCATTAGCGCTCTTTTTTTATATTTATAATTATGAATCAAATTACAAAAATATGTTTAGGTATATCAATTGCTATTCTACTGATATTCTTTATTGTAGAAACTCTTATAGTATTTAGAATATTTGAACCTAGTTATTTTCTTGCTGAATTTGGGTATGGATGTGTAATTGCTTTAATACCATTCTTTTCATATATTATTTGGGATTTCAACCGTACTTCTAAAGTAAAAGAAGCTAATATTGACTTACAATTAAGTGCGATTGATAAGTCAAACATAGTGGTAGTATTAGATATGGATGGGTACATTAGATCTCATAATAATCTTTTTCGTCAAACTATGAAATTCACAGAAAAAGAATTAAAAAATAAAAATTATAGGTATTTAGTTCCTAAAGATTATAGAGATAGTTTAAGTTATCATGAATTTTGGAATAGATTAAAAAGTGGTGAAGTAATAAGTGGTGAATTTGAACGAATTGCTAAAGATGGTACTTCACGTTGGTTATTTGGTAATTATACCCCAATACAAAATAAAAATGGTGAATATACTAAAGTTTTAAAAATATCAACTGATACTACAATACAACACCAAGCTGAAATCGAAGTTAACCAAAAGAATTCTTATTTAGAACATGCAGCAAAAATTTTAAGACATGATATGCATAGTGGAATTAATACCTATATGCCTAGAGGATTAAATTCTCTTAAAAGAAGAGTTCCTATTGAAAAAATAAGAGAATTAAAAATTGAAGCTCCACTTAAAATGTTAGAGGAGGGTTTAAAACACACACAAAGAGTATATTCTGGGGTTAAAGAATTTACTAATTTAGTTAAAGAAGATGCCCAGCTAGATATGGAAGTTCATAATTTAGGAGAGATACTTAGAAATTACTTATCTGCTACATCATATATTAAACAAGTTAAAATAGAAAGGTTACCTTCAATTGAAGTTAATGAACCACTTTTTTGTACTGCTATCGATAATTTAATTCGTAATGGATTAAAATATAATGATAGTTCTACTAAAAAAATATCTATTTATATGGAGGGTAATGCTACATTATGTGTTGAAGATAATGGTAGAGGAATTACTAATGAAGAATTTGAAAAGTTATCAAAACCTTATACAAGGAGAAACGGGCAGAAAGAAGGGGGATCAGGACTAGGATTAAACATATGTATAGCAATCCTAAAAGAGCATGATTTTACTATAACTGCTGAAAAATTGGAAAAAGGAACTAAATTAAAAATAAAAATAAAAACGACATGATAAACTCTATATTACTTATAGACGATGAAGATCTATTTCACTTAGTATTTGAAGATGCTTGTAGCATATTAGATATTACTTTATCTTTAGAAGCTTTAAATTCTTCTGATGAAGCTAATATTAAATTTAAATCATGGTGGCCTAGTGATCCTAATAAAGAACGTCCTGAATGTGTATTTGTTGATTTAAATATACTTGGTTCTTCATTTGATGGAATTGAAATGGTTCGTAAAATAAATTATGAATATGGAAATGGGTGTGTAATAGGTATTATATCTTCTTCTGATGATAATCAAGAAATTGAAAAAGCTCAAGAAGCTGGAGCCCAATTTTGGATCATTAAATCAGATGATATAGAACCTCGATTAGAAGAATTTATGACAGATTATGAATCATATCAAAATAAAACAGCTTCATTTAAAGTTTATAGATAATGATAGAAATAACAGAACACGTAAGAAATGTTCTACTAGAGGTTGCTAAAAATAAAAAAATCTATGTAGAAGGTAATTTTCTTAAACTCCTAAAAGCCCCAAAAGGTGATAAAGAGTTTATAGAATACCTTAAGCTATGCAAAGAAAAAGATATTACTACACGAAAAAAACGTTTAGAAGTTACAAAACAAGTTCAAAAACAAAATGGAGAGCTTGTTGAAAAACAAAAAGAAAATGATTCTTTAATGCAAGAACTTCAAGTAGCATTTGATGCGACAATTAAATTAAAAGAAGAAGCAGAAGAAAGTAAAGATAAAGCATTAGAAGATCTAGAAGTAATGCAAAAGAAAACACAATTTGAACTAATTAGTACAATTGTAAAAGTTGCTTTAGTAGTAATACTTGGTGTTGGTGTAATTACTACTGTTATGTATGCTTTGGCATTAACAACAGGAGCAGATACTCAAATTATAGGATCAACTTGGAGTAATATGTTTGGGATTTTACTTACTAATGCTTTTTCTATTGTAGGTACTATTATGGGTGTTAAATACGCAACTGAAAAAGAATAAAAATGAGTCCTCAAATATTAGATAATATTAGTACGAAATCTTTTTATGATCTTCTATCCTTACCTTTTGATAGGGACATTAATGAACCTAAACAATTAATTTCCCCACTAGTAGATTTTAACGAACTAAGTGATGAAATTAAATCAATTTTATTATCATTACCTATAGTACAGTATACTGGTGATTTTAAAGCAGGTGGGTTAGATAAAAAGCAAAGGTTGTACTTAATGAGTGAACTAAATGATATATTTTTAGTAGATACTGCTAATTCTAATTATGCTAAATGCGTAACCAAACTTATTAACGTTCCAGATTTAAGCGATAAAGAAATCATATTTACAGGTATTAATAAAAATCAAAATAAACTTATTAATCTTGTTAAAAAAAGTGAAAGTTATAGTTTAATTTATGATGAAATTGATTATATTATTGAAATTATTAATGAAAATGATGGTACTTTTACAAGTATCCAATATGGTGATAATTTTGTTATGGATACTGTGTTAGAAAAAGAAATTTTAGAGTTTTTCTATAAAAACAAATAGTATATTTATAAACATATAATTTGTTATACTTAATCGTTCTTATATGTTCAATAATATAAAAAAACAAATCATGGCTTTTAAAGACATTTTTAAAGATGATAATACTATTAATGAAAAAAATGTAATAGGATTTTTATCATTTGCAGTAATGGTAATATTTGCTACAGCAGATATAGTAACTGGATTTTTAGGAAAAGATTTAGTGGTACAAGAATTTATTTATAATTCATTTGTAATTATAACTTTAGGTAGTCTAGGGATTGCTGGATTAGAAAAATTTGCTAAAAAATAATTAAGATGAAATTAGAAGTATTAAGATTTAGTAGTCAAAAAGACTCAACTAATGGTATTTTATTTAATGTTACAGAAGGTAGAGAATTTTTATGCTATACTCTTGAAGATGAATACCGTGATGAAAAAATAAAAGGCGAAACTCGAATTCCAGCGGGTACATATAAAATAACTCTTAGAACTGTAGGTGGTTTTCACGGTAGATATGAAAAAAAGTATGGTGAGATGCATAAAGGTATGTTATGGGTTCGTGATGTACCTAATTTTGAATATATCCTTATTCATACAGGAAATACAGATGAACATACTGCTGGGTGTTTATTAGTAGGAGATACTCAACAACAAA